AAGAAAATCTTTATCAGCACTAAGCACATCAAGCAACATCTCATAGTCAAGGTTCACAGCCCTGTTACGTAAACGCTCTATCAGAAATTCTAAAACTTCACGCTTTGGTCGTGTAAGCAGGTTGCTTACATCTTCTTGGCTACACTTTGCCTCTTCTATCAAGAAGCTCAAAAGCTCATTTTTAGAGAGCGTCAGCAACTCTTCCGTTGTTTTATTTAAATACAACAATATATGCAACCTCAATCGGAGATATAGAACAATCAAGTTCAGTCTTTTCAAACGTCTCAAAACTGTACAGAGAAAGCCTAAAGCTTGTGCTGTCTATTTTATCTACACGGTCATTCATGCTCATGGTTTCATCCAGCATTGTAAAAACTTCATAGTCTTTCCCAAGTTCATTTTCAAAAGCCACGACTTTTTTTCCATTTTGCGTATCGACCACAACGCTACTTGTCGTACCACTCAAAATGTTTTCTGGTAGCTCAACCGTAGTTGCTGGTGTAGAGGTATCAGATTGCGTTGCCCTACCATTTAAAAACTCTAGTATAGAAAACATATCCAGCTTTAACGCCCACCAATGTGGCATATTGTATTTTGCCACATAGGCATCGGAAAAAATTTGATAGGTATTCCCCCACCCTTGTCGCAAAGCTGTTGCTTCAGGGGTCTCTCTTCTATCTACCATTTCTGCACGTGTATCATATTCCGTTAAGATCGCTTTTTCATTCACTTGCCCTCTGTAATAATTTAGGGCAAATTCTAAAGTAGCTGCACTATCAGATTTAATTGCTTTTTTGAGTTCTACTAAGTTCACAGAACTTAAGTAACTATCAAAATCTAAAGCCATGCTTCACCTTTATAAACTTAATAGAACCCAAAGCGAAATCAATCGCTTTGGGCTATAAAGGGTCGAGATTAAATCTCGTTCCCACCACCACCTGCAACGGTGTATGCAATCACTGTTGCGACAGAAACATTTCCAGATGCATCAGTTGCATTTACAACGATGTTTCCATTAACTGCGATTGCACTTGCACTTGTCAAGGTATATGTTCCGTTAGTTGCGATGATTGTCTGTTCACTGTTGTCAGGGAACACTACTTTAACGGTAGCTCCAGCTTCAGCTGTACCACTTACGGTCAACTTGCTATCACCTTCAACCACAACACTTGCAGTAGGAGCATCAGGAGCCGATAAATCTACTGTTCCAGCACCTTCACCAATGGTGGTTTGGTCACCATCTGGCTCTGTTAGTACCTTGCTTAGTGTTACAGGCATACGAGTAATAGTTAAGGAAACTTTTACATTTTGTACACTGGCATCATACCGTGTTGTAGTTTCTTCGTTAAATTCCCATTCTTTGTGGTCAACAAGGTGTACTTGTGCCAAGTTTTTAGACACCTTTGTTACCATTGCACGAATGTTTGCATAGTATCCATATACAGACACCTGCAGGTTATAATCATCAACACTGTTGAACCCAAAGCTATCAAGGGAAACATCCAAGATACCGTTAGAAGTGTTTACCACTTTTTCAAAAGTTTTTGATTCCTCTCTGCGATTCAACTCCGTAAATAACTGGTTCAAAGAGCCAATAACTGTTAGCCCCTCAGCATTTTCTGTTAGGAAGTTGTTAATTTCAGAAATTTTGTCATTTACTTCTGTTAAATCACTTCCTGCAGTGGCAATTAAACTTCGTAAATCATTAATTTTTGCACCTGCTTCGGTGTTCAATAAATTGTGTTTTTCTGCTTCTAGCGTAATGTTTGCAATAATTGCGGTAATTAGCGATTGCTTAGTGAGTGTCAAACTCATGTCTTGTAGGACGACTGATTGCCCTGCTGTTTCAAAATATGCCATTGTGTATCCTTTGTTTTTTAGTTTAATTTGATAACGGAGTTTATTCTCCGTGGTTTATCTTCTATAAAGTCGACCACAGCGACCACAACCCTTTTAAATATCTATTTTCTGGGCTTTTGTTTGAGGTAGTGAAAAACCACAACTACAACAAGATGGCATCACAAATCCCTTTTGGGTCAGGGATTGGTAATGGTTTGCTCATGGTATTGATGATCCATCCACTAGGAATTTCTCGTTTGATTGGCTTTGAAAAGAGTGGTATAGCTTTTAGCCCTGCATCAATATCATCAAGTGCGAGGTATCGAAACGCAAATCCTGCTTTGCTAATGGCTTTTAATTTTCCATTGCCGATTCCATTTACCAATGTTTTTGTTTTTGGGTCATAATATTGCTCATCAAAAGCTACGATTTTGAATCCACCAACAATCACGGAATCTTCTTCTACTTTTACGACCAGAGAGCCAGTTTGCACATACTTGTCTGCTAATTCAACAATCTTGTCAAATACGTCTGGAGATGCTTTGTAGACAATTGCACCACCTCTTCCATTCTCTTTTAGCTTTCTTTTCATACTTCTGATGGTGGAAAATACATCTTTGATGGTTGCATCAGATTCATTTAGCTTTTTTGTTGGGGTCACCAACAAAACATCGCCAAATTTAATCTCATACTCTTCTAGTCCACTGTCTGTTTTCATAGGGAAGTTGATTGTTCCACTTAAAGACTGAATGCACAGAGCTTCACTGGTCATCTTAATTGTGTCTCGTGCAAAGAGCATTTTGCTCTCTAGCCACAAATCTTGACTTGTGCCATCGTAGTTTTTTAGGTCGTTTAGTTCGGCTCCTGTGATGGAGTCTACGACATCAATAGGTTGAGGCTCAATTTTGTTGATACTTCCATGTTCGCCGCCGATGCTGACAGGCATAGAGCCACGCATCACAACGGGGACAGCTTTGGCAATTTTGCTGATTTCATCAATTCTAATAGAGCTTGATGGGTGAACTCTTCGTAAAGCTACGGGATAGAATTCGTCCATTACAGGGCTGACTGCATCGGGTAGGTTGTTTAGAGCTTCTGTGACTCTTGTTTCTGTGACGATTGTTCTTAGCATTTTTGTCCTTTTTTAAAAAATATAAATGTTGTTTTTGGCTAATAGGGCAATTTCTAATTTGCTTATTTCCATAAGCTGTGAATTTAATACTCCATGTCTTAGCACCTGAGCTATTTCGTCAATATCGGTGTCAATATCTTTTGTTAGGACTGCAACTACTGTATGGTTGTCTAAAAGATCATACTCACCTGTTGCCTCGTCTAAACCTAAAATAGTACCTTTTGTTAATACGCCTTTTTGTTTTACTTTTACTGCCTGTAAGATTGGTGGATGCGATAGGTTTACTACGCTCTCTTGTGTTTGTCTTGCTTCTGTTTTGTTAAATAGCACTGTTTTCTCCTTTATACTTTTGCTATGTTGATTCGTTTTGGCTGAGTTGTTTGCTCGTTGCCTTTGAACTGTTCTTGTTGCATTTTGGATGGAATGAGTGTTTTTACAAAGTTATCAAATCCATCGTTGTCTTTTTTTGCATAATCAATTGCCCAGTCTCGTTGCGAAAGTGCCAATTTTTGCTCTGCAATAATGGTGTCAACTTTATTTTCAATATCTTTCTTTTTGTAAGATTCCAATTGCTCCTTTAGTGTGGCAACTTCATTTTCTTTGCCTGAAACCTCTCGTTTTTTGTTTTCAAACAACGTACCTATTTCGCTTAAGAATGGTGTGTTGGTTAGTGCTACACTGTGCAGTGTCCATCCAATAAAAGAGCCTGTGGATGGGTCTACTGTGTCTTTCATAAAGACTGGAGAGAGGTATTTGTACTCTTTCTTTTCGATGAACTCCAATGCTGTAGGTGTCCAACTAATCATCACCCAAAGTTCACCATTTTCAACCTTGATATTTTCAGGTTGAATCCAGCCTGACGCAGGGGCTTTGTTTCCCCACAGTGTCTCATGTTCATAATCAACAACGATGTCTAGCTCTCTTTGTTTGGCGTGAAAAACCATCTCTTCAAAAGCTTTTGAAGTCAAGGTAAACTCACCCGCGTAATGACCTTTCCACACGCCCTCAACGCCTATTTTAATCCAATCTAAATGCTTTACTGTCTCTAAAGACAATGCAATAAACTTATTTTTCAATTTTCCTCCTCTAAAATGTGATGGTGTCTAACTTTTGTTACAAACACCTGCCTAATAAAAATTGTCATGTATCCCTTTTGGGACTTTGAATCAAAAACTTTTTTGAGTCCACCTAGTCTTACTACACCACCTTGATCTGTTTGTGTCATAGAAAGCTTCTTGTCAACAGTGTCAATCAACTCAAGCGTATCATCTCTTGAGCTGTTTCTACTTTCTGTGTTTATGCTCTGTGTCACATTTACGATGTAGATGGAAAACTCAAGTTCAGACTCAAGGTTTAATAGACCTCTGTCACCAATGAAATCAATGAGAATCAGAGGTGCTTTGTTTGCAATGACAAGTGTTTGAGAAAACTCAGCCAACTCACCTTGGTAAATTGAAGTTTTTACATTTCTTATTTCATTTAATTTTGTAAACAGAAACCCTTGCGATTCAATCATTGGGGGAATCCTTTTTTGTGAAATATTGCCCTATAGACAGATTTGAAACAAGGGTTCATAAAGGAGGGTCTCTAAAGGAGGGTCTCTAAAGGAGGGTCTCTAAAGGAGGGTCTCTAAAGGAGGGTCTCTAAAGGAGGGTCTTAAAGCACCCTTGTTTTGGACTCAATATTAAGGATACGATTGCACCCAAAACAATAAAAGGAGGTGCGTGTGGGACTTGCAGATTTTAGTCTTGGAGATATTGGTTCTTTGTTTACAGGTATCAGAGAAGCGATAACAGGAGAGAAGATAGAAGACCCAAACAAAAAAGCAGAACTACTCAATAATTTGCAAATGCTAGAGCATAAACTGATTACAGGACAGCTAAAGGTAAATGAGCAAGAGGCTAAACATAGTAGTATATTTGTGGCTGGGTGGAGACCATTTATTGGGTGGATTGGCGGTTTTGCGTTGGGGTATAACTATATTGTACAACCTTTAATCGTTACACTTTTGTTGGCTAATGGTGTTGAAATTGTAGCTCCAACGCTTGACATTTCAAACCTTATGTTGCTGGTTACAGGACTGCTTGGTTTTGGTGGGTTTAGAACCTATGAAAAAATTAAAATGAGAAGCTGATGGAAAATAGAGTAACAACACTTGAGTTTCAAGTCAAGTATCATGGAAAAGAGATACAAGACCTAAAAGATGGGCAAGAGAAGCTGATAAAAAAGCTTGAAGGGGTTATTGAAGCGATTAATGCTGTTAAAAATTGGATTATTGGTGGGATTATTTTTGCAATATCTTCACAGGTTGGGCTGATTACAGCAATTACGAAGATTTTATTCTAAGGAGAGTTTGGATGTTTGATATAGAAAGAAGACTTTCCAATCTAATTACTGTGGGTGTTATTTGTGAAGTATTTGTTTCTGAAGATAAGCATACCGCGAAAGTTGACATCAATGGCATGGTGACAGATGAGCTTCCTATTTTATCTTTTGCATCAAAACAGCTTAAAGTGTCAACTCCTTTTGAAACAGGACAACAGGTTGTTGTTTTGTTTCCTGATGGTGGAGATTGGGGAGTCATTTTAGGTTCTTTGTACTCCAAGCAAATCAAAGAGCCGTCTATTTTTGAAGAGGGTGTTTATGGATTTGAGTTTGGAAATGGTACAAAAATATATCATGACGCAAACGCAAACGAAACAAATGTAATCACGAGTGGCAAAGTAAATATAACGGGTACAGTAACGATAAATGGAGATTTTCATGTGAATGGAAAGATTACAGACAGCAAAGGGGTAATCAGCGATTTGCGTACTGTTGACAGTGATGGAGACACTTACCAGAGATGAGAATACTAGAAATAAGTATAGACGAGTCTATAAAAAGAATCATAGAAACTACACTTCTAACAAGGGTCATGAGACCAGAATTTGGAAGTAATATGATTGAGCTTATAGATAAACCTATAAATACAGAGTGGAGGATGCTTTTTATAGCGTATGCCCATGATGCTCTTGAAAAAAACGAGGACAGAATTATGGTTAAGAATATTACATTTTTGAGCATGGAGCCTTTATCTGTGCAGATAGACTATATAGATGTAAGAGATACGAGTGAGAATAGATTTGTATTTGGAGGCGTGAATGCTTAGCGACTTGCCTATTCCAACCGTCATAGAAACACTTAGTTTTGAAGCAATAGTTTTACGAAAAAAAACAAGGCTAAAAGAGTTATTGGCTCAAAAAGGCATTGAATGGGTTGCTCATCCAAGTGATGATTTTACAACACTGATAGAACTTGATGCTTATGATGAGATTTTGCTTAGAGCAAGAGTAAACGATTCTGTAAAGCAACAGCTATTGGCTTTTGCAACTGGAGATAACCTTGACCATGTTGCTACAAAATATGGAGAGATTAGACTTTTAGGCTCAAAACCTTATGCTGGTTTTAGATTTTATAGTTCCCTCCCTACACTTACAATCCCAAAAGGTGTAGTATTGAGTGATGGTGGCTTATATACAGGTAGCCTAATAGAAGATGTTGAGGTGGCAAATGGTAATGGGGTTGGTTTTGTTGAGCTAGATGAATATGTTGGTACATCAAATATACAACTATCTAACATTATTACGCAAATACCTTACTTAGTAAAAATAGAGCAGATGGAAATATTCAACAATGGAGCAAGTGAGGAGAAAGATGATGATTTTAGAGAGAGGGTTTGGCTAGGGAGAGATAAAAAAACAACTGCAGGGAGTGAATCTATGTATAAATATTATGTACTTAGTGCTGATGCAAGAATTAAACAAGTTCATATTGTTGCCGTTGAAGGAGTTGTACATATTTACTTTTGTTTTGATAGTGAAGTTGGGGATGAAACAGCAAAAAAGAGGATTGAAGATACACTTTCAAGTACTGAAAATTACCCACTTAGTGACACGCCTATTGTTCATATTGCCCAATCCCATGAGGTTTTGATACAAGCCCAAATTAGACTGATAAATAATGCTCTTTTTACTCAAACAGAAGAAAAAGTGAAAAATGCTATTGCTTCTTATGGCGGTAAATTTGAAAAAAATATCTCTCTATCTAAAATATATGAACTACTTGGTGATAAAAACATAGAAGAGATTACTCTACTTAGTCCACTTGCAAATGTGGTTTGCGAGTCAAATAGATTTTTAAAACTAAATTTGGAACTGAATTATGTCTAGTTTTGTCCCAAGTTATCTTGATGAGAAAGCAAGAGCTTATATACAGATGGCTCAAGAGGATAGAGCTAGGATTGTGATAGATGCAAATCTTAGCGTGGATTTTAAAGATTGCAATAGTGAAGTACTTGATTATTTTTTGATTAAATATGGATTTGATTTTGTTGACTGGATGACGACAGTTCAGAAAAGAGCGTTACTTTCTATTTTGTGGCAAAGTAAAAAAGGAACAATAGGTTTTATACAAAAGTTATTGACATTGTGGGACGGTAAAGCGTTTTTTTTAGAAAGAAATAGACTACTAAAATATGATGCAAAATACCAAAGAGATGGAAGCATTAACAGAAACACATACCGCATGAGCGGTTGGTACCAGTTTTCAATTCGATTGTCTCGACCATCGACAGTCAAACAAAAAAATCAGATAGAAAAGTTGATACAAAAAATAAAGCCTGTTCGTTCAGAGCTTATAGAATTTGACATACAAACTTTTATTGGACATGACGGTCAAATAAAACGAAATGGAAATTACAATTATGGAGGTTACATAAATGGCTAAATTAAGAGAGATAGACGAATTTACGGAGGAAGTTTACCAGCTTGAGGTTACTGACTTTGTCGAGGGTGGCGAGAATGGAGTGGATAATAGACCCCACAAGGAACTAGCAAACCGCACTAAGTGGCTAAAGAGTAAGATAGATGCATTTTTGGCAGGAACGGTAAAAGTTAAAAATGCAATTTTGGCAGACACTGCAACAAAACTCGAAACGCCTAGAACAATAAACAATGTGGCGTTTGATGGAAGTGCTAATATAAACTTGAACGGCTTTTCGGAGGGGATGTTTTTTGTTGGAGGGGAGAAAGATACTTTTTACCCAGTTGTTTTTCATGTGCCAACTCTTAAATTGTATAGTTTAAATATTTGGAGGGAATCTGTTCATGATGATTCTGTGTGGAATGGAAACATAGCATTAAAAATAGAGGGGAAGAACAACCACTGGGGGAATGGGGCAAATTATATAGATGTAATAAAATACAGAAGTTTCAATAAAACGAAATGTGCAAAAGTACATCAATCAGACTATTATGGATATGTATCTATTTGGCTAGAGGGACAAGCTACTTACTTCTGGGAAGGTAAAAACATAGAGATAATCGATGTTTTTCTTGATGGGTTTACGGATAATACTCATAATAGTGATCAGCCTTTTTCGAATGCCGATTTTCAGCCAACTACAACATTAACGCTAGAGGAGAATTAAAAAATGGTTTTAAGAGCAACAAACGAAGAGGTGAAAACAGACATTAAATATACAAAGCCTTTATCTATGAGACAATGCAGATTGAAACTCCTTAGCATGGGGTTATTGGAGTCAATAGATACTGAGATGACAAAAGATAAAACTTTATCGATAGAGTGGGAGTACGCAACTGAAATCAAGATAGATAATCCGCTTGTCTTAATGTTGTCGGAAAAATTAGGACTTGATGAAGGAGCAAGGATTAAGATGTTTGAAGAAGCGAGGCTATTGTGATGTATAGCGATTTGATACTCTTGCCTATGCGAGATAATAAATTTAGATTAATGAATCGGCTTCTATATAAGGATGTCGAAGTTCCAAAGTTTTATGTGACCAATGGGGCTGATATTCCACGGTTAGGGTGGATTTTTTGTCCACCCAATAAAAGCGAT